AGGGGATCCAACGCATCAGCGCGAAGGACATTGACCTCTACACCCCATGGAAACCCGCCCTGCGGGCCATGGCTGGCGTGGATGAGGTGTTTGGCAAGTACCACTACCTCTTCAAGCTGAAAGCCGACCTCGAGGTCAAGGCGCGCATGGAGGGCAATCAGCTCGGGCTGCTTGACGACCGAACCAGGGCGGAATGGGTGCAACGCCAGCTCGATGAAGCGATCTACCAGGCGACGCCAAGCGAAAGCGACATCAAGGCCTTCCGCAAGCAGAACGGCCTCAAGGGCAGCGATTTCACTGACGACGAGATCGGGGCGATGCTTGCCGAGCGCAACATGGCCGGCGCCCCGACCATGGCCACACCGGAATCGGTGGAAGCGCTGCGGTACTCCTCCGAGATGCGTTTCCAGGACGCACCAACCGGCAACCCCGGTGAGGCGCTGGATCGGGGAATGATGGGCCTTCGCCAGAACTGGATGGTGGATCGCTACGTGATGCCGTACTGGCGTTCACCGTTCATGGGCCTGCTGTTTGATCACCGCCTGGCCACGTTCGGCGTGATCGACACGATCAAGATGATCAACGCCGGCAAGGACGCATCGCCGGAACTGGTCGCTCGAGTCAAGGCCGGGTGGGTGATGAGCGGGGCCCTGCTGGCAGCGTTCGGCGTGCTTGATGCGGCCGGGCAGGTTGGCGGCGGGACCGATCCTGACCCTGACCGACGCAACACGCTGTTCGGCATGAAGCTCGGCGGCTTCCCGGTCCTCAATGTCCTTTTCCTCTGGAAGGACGTGAAGGACGCGGCGACATCGGCCCTGACCAACGACTACGACGGCAACGAGCTGGCGATGACAACCATGAAGGTGCTGACCAGCCACATCACGCGCCAGGCCGGCGTGCAGCAGCTGCAGATGCTGCTTGATGCCATGTTGTCTGGCACGGAGAAAGCCGGAGAGAAGCTGAGCCAATTCGTCGGCTTCATGGGTGCTGGTCAGATCCCATTCATCGGTGCAGAACGGAATCTCGAGCGTGCTCTCGGCATGGACCGCCAGAGCTTCTACCGCGACGAACCGAGCACGGCCAACCAGGAATACCTGCTGGGACTGGACGACGCGACAGCGAAGGCAGAGCAGTTCCTGCGCAACTTCCTGATGGACACCATTCCATTGGCAGCGGGCGCCCTGGGTGCCAAGCGCAAGGAGACCGACCACCTCGCCACACCGCGAGGGCACGTCCTTGGCATCAACCTGTCCCGCGCATTCCCCATGTTCTTCCCGGCCGTCTGGCCTAAGGGGAAGGTCAACCATGTGGTCTACAGCGAGCTCGACACGCAGGACATGCTTGATCCGCCAAAGCCGCTGCTTGAGCGGAAGCTGGATGGCATCGCCATGTCAGATGACCTCCAGTGGGAGTACAACGACATCCACGGCAAGATCAAGGCGCCCGCCGATCTGCCGCCATCAGCTCGCATGGGCACTGAGAAGAAAAGCGTTGACGCGCGGTTCTCGATGCCCATTGAGACGGTCACCGGCGACGACATCAGGATTCGCAAAGATGGCGGCGCCAGCCTGCCTCTCACGAAAATCCTTGATCGTGTCACCAATGGCCGCACCAAGAAGGAGGCCTTCTACGCCCTGTTCACCAGCCCTTGGTATCAACGGCTGGAAGACGACGACAAGCTGTCATCCGCCCCTCCTGGCGGCCTGCCGCCGGCACTGCGCCGGAAGAAGATTGCCCAGAAGCTGATCCGCGGTGTCACCGACTACTACGACCTGCTGACGCAGGACGAACTGGAACGTCGCGCTGCAGCCGGCACCAGCCAGCCCGCCAAGGAATGGAGCGAGGCCAAGACCAAAATGACGATCATTCAGAACCAGCGGGCAGTGGATGAACTGAAGGAAACCGGCAAGTTCTTGAAGGGGCTGGGCGTTTCGGCACAATAGGTCTACAGCCCTGCAGACCTAGCCGTGCCCTTCTCCTACGTGCAGTACCCGGGCAACGGGTCAACGGTCACGTTCACGGTGCCGTTCCCGTACCTGCTGCGGGCACACGTCAAGCTGTACTACGGGTTGAGCTTGCAGAGCGGCGGGTACACGCAGCTGCTGGCCGATGGCGTCAACTACACCTGGACGAGTGCTACACAGGTGCAGCTCAGCGCCGCGCCGGTTGTTGGCCAAACGCTGAGCATCCGCCGCGAAACACCAACCACCAGCCGCTTGGTGGATTGGAACGACGGCAGCGCCTTGACCGCTGATGCGCTGGATACCGCTGACCTGCAGAACTTCTACGCCATCCAGGAACACAAGGACTACATCGAGGTGTTGGGGATTAACCCCAACACAAACGTCACAGACGGGTCAATCACAGCCAACAAGCTGTCAAGCGATGCTGTTACCACAATCAAAATCCAGGACGGTGCGGTTACCAGCGGCAAGATCCAGGACGGTGCGGTTACCAGCGGCAAGATTCAGGACGGTGCGATCGTCGATGCTGATGTGAACGCCTCCGCTGGCATTGCCGCGACCAAGCTCTCTTTTACGCAGGCTGGCGCAAGCACGGTCGCCAGATCCATTGATTCCAGGCTAAAGGATCGAATACACGTCAAGGATCTTGGCTGTGCTTGCAACGGGATAGCAGACGACGGCGCAACACTCAACGCAGCAATTTTTGCACGGTACGGAGGACTAGCAACCAGCCAAAGCCAAGAGTATGTCGAGATTTACGCAAGTGCTGGTGACGTGCTCAGATTTGCTACACCAGTCACGGTGCGTCAAAACCGCATCCGCTTTATTGGTAACGGTGCCAGAATTACTTGCACTGGGCAGTACGCTTTTAACTTCACCCAGGACGGTGTTGGCAACATCAACGAGGATGGCGGTGTCATTGGCTGGAAGATCACTGGGGCAACGCTTGCAGCCATTCGTGGCCGCGCATGTGCGTTTACCCGAATTGAAAACAACTGGTTCACTGGCAACAATGCTGCAATCGACCTGCAGGCAGTAGGTGCCATTATCCGTGATAACTACGTCAGGGACAATACTGGCGCAGGCATCACCCTGCAATCTGCTGTTGTCGTCGGAGGCACTAGAGTAGAAAGCCAGCGGTGTGTTGTGGAACAGAACCGTGTTTACCTCAATGGTGGCATTGGTATTTTTCTGAAAGACGGTGGTGGTCACTTCATTGGTGGCAACGACCTTGAAGTCAACACTTCGGTTGAGCTTCTCGTCAGGTCTTCCTTTGGTAACTACATTTCTGGACTGTACTGCGAACCAAGGTCGGGCATCCCGATTATTCAGATCGACAACGCATCGACTGATGTTCCTGGGCGCACATCAGAAAGCAACCAGATCATCGGCGGCTGCTTCGGCGGCGGCGCCAACTTTGACATCAACATTGCTGGCGGCGATCGCACAGTTGTTACTGGCGTCAGGTTTGGAACTGGTAACGTCAACATTTCAGCTGGTGTTACCAATACCGTTCTTCTGCCTTGTAATGGTGTAGCCCCAACCATCACAAACAACGGCTCACGCACGTTAGACATGACTGAGCCGGGGAAGATCAGGATGTATGAATCAACGGCTAATCGAGTCTTGATTGATGCAACTGAAGCTATTGGCGGGGTCATCAGCGGCCCAGATGGTTTGTTGCATTTGGCTGGCATCAAAGGAATCAGCACGACGCAGACAAGGCCAAGAAATCTTTTTGGCTTCGTTGACATCTCTGGCGCATCCACATCAGCAGCGGTCACGTTTGCCACGGCCGAAGCCGATCAGGCGTATGGCGCCTTCTTTGGGGTATGGCACACCGTTGGCACGCCCGCCAGTGGGTCAGAGGCTGCCTACATGACGGCCCGTGCCACAACCGGCTTCACGGTCAACCTGCGGACGGCGCCAGGCGCTGGAAACACGGTGCGCGTGCATTGGATGATTGTTCGATAGCCCTGTTGCCTGGGCACCAGTCACAACCGTCCTGGAATTGCCACCCTTGCTGCAGGAGCTACCCTGCATGGGTGCAGTCCTCTTGCCAGCGTGGACCCAGCTTCAGTGATCGCATTGGTGAGCCTGGGGGCTTCCGGCGTCATGGCGCTCTGGAAGATCGCCAATGGCCTCGGGCGGTTTGAGTCCCGCACCACCACGATCCTCGAAGGCGTCCAGGTGATGCTCAAG